CGCTGACGTTTTACATATTCAATGCGAGGAGGCGAAAGAAAAAGTGCATATGAAATATTCCCAGATGTGGACCTTTAAAACGTATTCGGATCTCCGGGAAAATAATTTCACGAAGGAGGAGCTATCCGAGCTGCATAAGACGATAAGGGATATTCGGACGTATGCGAAGGATATTAAAATATACAGTTTCAAGAAATTCGGCGATGCTACCATCATTGATATAAGAAATATCTGCCTTGAATACAGGAAGATAACAGGAAAGTTTCCTCGAATTCTGATCATCGACTCATTTAACCTCACAAGAACAGGGATACCGAGTCTCGACAATGATCCCAAACCTAAATATAGGTTGCAGGAAATAGGCCGGAGGTTGAAGAACATGAGCGAGGAATTCGGAATGTCAACCATCACCGCCACGCAAACCGGTGATGTACCTTTCGAGGTCTGGAATGACGAGGAGAAGGTTATTGATAGAAGTTTCGCTGAAGGGGATAGAACGGTCGTGCAACCTTTTAGCTGGGTTTTCTCTATCAATCAAACGTTGGAGGAGATAAAAAACAACACCTGCCGCATCTTCAAGGATAAAGTCAGGGACTATGAGAACAATGATCCTGTGTTTAAAGTTGCGACGAATTATAACGCGGGACGGTTCTATGATAGAAAGCGCACGTTGGAGGAATTCTATGATCTGAAAATAGTCCATGTTCAGGGTGGCGGGAAGAAGAAATCGAGGCAGGCAACAGGTGAAAGAGGGAGGAAAATATAATGGTTATCGATAAGGATGAGATAATAGCGGAATTGAACCTGAAGCCTTTCGGCCAGAAAGGTTGGATGCGATCGAGAGATGAATGCCCTTTTTGCGGCAAGGCGGAAAAATGGGGGTTAATGTTCACTGACGATAACCAATCTGCCGTTTTCCATTGTTTCAAGTGCGGTGCGAAAACAAGCGTTCGGAATTTCCTGATTAAAATTGATCGGAAAGATTTGATCAGCAACGACTATCAAATGTCGAAAAAAAATGCTAAATTAACACCATTAATTAAGGACGAGGAAGGGGGAGGCGAGGAGGTGATTAATGAGGCACGACTTCCGGTGGGATTGAAGCCTTTGGCCGACGACCCCTATCTGGATAGCAGGCATTTTTTGGATGTTCATTACAAGGAGTTTGAACCGTCATATACGAAATCAGTTTTGGAAGACACGTTGGCAAGACATAATTATATAGTATTCAAGATCAAGCAGGGAGACAAGGTGGTCGCCTGGCTTGCCCGGTCTCGATATGATAAGACGTGGCATGAAAGGAATTTGAAGGAGTGCAAGGAAGGGAAATCGAGATTGGTCCTGCGTTACATGAACAGTCAAGATGGTTTCTCTCATATTCTGGGCGGTTATAACTTTATAGGTGACAAAACAAGGACTGTTATTTTGGTTGAGGGACTGTTTGATAAGGTGAATATCGATTACTTGCTTGATTTGGGCGTTGATGAGAGTGTTGCTTGCTGTTTCACGTTTGGAAAGAAGATAAGTCCCGGTCAGTTAAAACTGTTGCGGGAAACTTCCGTAAAACAGGTGATCCTGATGTATGACGAGGACGCGTTGGTGGAGAGCAAGGAAAATTCGATAAATTTGAGTAGGTATTTTGATGTCAAGGTTTGCCGGATAAAGGACAAGGATATTGACCCAGGAAATATGACGTTGCCGTACCTTGAAGGCGTGCTAAATGGAATGAGGGATCCTCTGAATTTCTATTTGAATAATTTAGATACAACTATATATGATACCGCAAAAAGAAAAATTAACAGTAAGAGAGTATTTTGAGCAGTTGGAACTCGAATACTTCTCCTATTTATTCAGGTCATTGGTTTACGAGGAACCCTGTTTCATACAGATATGCAAGGATATCTGTGAAAAGAAGAAAGTGAAAATCTTGAAAGTTGCGCATCAGTACCAATTACCTTGTATTTTCAAGGACAGGCAGGAGTATCAACGAATGCTAAAGGAGGTCTTCCTACAACCGTACGGTATGCCGGGAATGAAGTATAACCCGGATAAGAAGAGCCCGGTTTATCATGACAGGTTTTACGCCTTCAAGCCGGGAAGGAAGGTTAAATATAGGGGTCGAGTTTACGTGGTCAAAAAGAATTACCCGGACTGGGAGCAAATTGACATCCTAGATGAAGGAAAAAAGACCGTTACTTTGCGGTATATTGACGTCGAATTATTGGCTGAAAATTTGTTTATCTGATAAACAATGTGTATCTTTATAGTGTTGATTTAAAAAGATTAAGAATATGATTATTAGAAAATTATTCAAGTTTGAAGGATCACATATTGTGAGAAATTGCACGTCGAAAAGATGTTCGCATTCAATCCACGGTCACAGCTACAAGGTGGAAGTTTTCATAGAATCACAGAGTCTTGATAACGCGGGTATGGTGATGGATTTTGGGTTGATGGGTCCGTTTAAGGAGATTATTGATATGTTCGATCACACCCATCTTCTTTGGGATAAGGATGACTATGAGTACCGGGAGTTCATTAAGAAGACCAATGAAAGGTGGATTGAATTGCCCTGCAACCCATCAGCTGAAATGATCGCTACCGTTTTATATTACACATTTGACAGGGTTCTTGATGCGATGAGATTTAGAAACGGGGAAGGTTTCATGATGGTGAAGGCTGTTCGCGTTCATGAAACGGACACGGGGTACGCTGAGGCATCAATCATGGATGTGAATTCATGGATGGCGAAAAACAACTTGGAACTATGGTTCGAGGACGAATTACCGTTCCTGGGAATTGAAGTCAGCCCCGAACTGGTATGTGAAACATGGACCGCCATCACCCGGAAAACATCGATTGATAATCCAATGGTGAAGCCTCAAGTGATATTATGACAAGGGATGCCATTAAGCGGGCGATGGAGAGCGGTGTTAATTTTCTCACCGCCTTAGACCTGGCAACGGATGTGCTTGATCTAAGATCTTCCGGTTACATGGAAGAGGCGGAAGAATTGGATTCGAGGCAAAGACAGGATGTGTTGGAGGTGGGAATCCAACTCGGTATTGACAGCGAGGATATAAATGAATTATTGGAGGAATACGATGAATACATTAGATGAAAAAGATAAGCAAGTTCAGCCCATTGTAGATTTACATACGTGCATTCAGGGCGAGGGGCAACTAGCTGGAGTCCCGCATATTTTGATCAGGTTGGCCGGTTGTAATCTTCGATGCGCTTTTAAAGGAAGCCTTTGCGACACCCCTTACAGTTCATGGCAAGCAGAAAAAGGGAAATACACGCTCGAAGATGTGCAGAAATTTATTCACGATCATCGTCGGATAGCGTATGTTATGATAACAGGAGGTGAACCGACTATTCACCCGGATCTTCTGATCAACCTATGTTTGATCAGTAAGATGGAGGGTAAGTTCGTGACGATCGAGACAAACGGAACGAAATCTTACAAAGAATCGTTAAGAGGAAGGGTAACAGCCAATTTGATATCAATATCACCCAAATTGAAAAGTTCAACCCCTATCAGCGCACCGGGAAAGTGGGGCGAGCGGCATGAGGCGTTGAGGGAAAATATTCCAGCCATTGTGTCGTGGATAAAGAATTCGAAGCACATCCAACTCAAATATGTTGTATCCTCGGAGGATGATATAAAGGAGGTCAAAGAACAACTTTCAAAGATTGTATCGCACCTTGGCGAGGATGATCTCGAAAAACTGTCAACGTATTTGATGCCGGAGGGTGACACGGAAGAGAAACTTCAAATGAAAAGGCAATGGTTGGCGGAAAGGTGTATCGAAGAGGGTTTCAGATACACGGATCGGTTGCACATAATAATATTCGGATCGAAAAGAGAAGCCTAGTTAAAAACGAAATAACACAATAAATATGGTGAAATTGAAAGCGGGAGGAAACGTATCCCTCTCAGATAAGGAAAGATCAGAAATGTTGATTAAGGCTGAATATGCCTATGGGAAATTTTTGGAGGCGTTAGGGTATGATTGGAAGAATGATCCTAACATGGAAAGAACCCCTTACCGGGTCGCCAAAATGTTTGTTAATGAAATCACATCGGGTGCTTATTCAGCCCCACCTAAACTGGCGGTATTCCCATCATCCGGTTATTCCGGAATGGTTATTGAGCACGGAATCGAGGTGAATTCATTATGTTCACATCACTTACTTCCGTTCACAGGATTCTGCACCGTTGCTTACATTAGTAGGGAAGACGGGCAAGTGATAGGATTATCGAAATTAAACCGGATCGTTCATTGGTTCTCCAAACGACCTCAACTTCAGGAACAGCTAACACGTCAGATCCATGATTATCTCGTGGATATATTCGGGGATACCGTTCTAGGTGTCGCGGTGTATATTGAAGCGGAGCACATGTGTGTGAGTATGCGGGGTGCCGAAGATAACAGCACCATGACAACCCATTATTGTTCGGGTGCGTTTCTGACAAACGAAAAAAACAGCAGGGATGAATTCCTGCGTGCGATTCAGATTTACAAACTTGGAAAGAAATAGGGATGGCGACGATAAAGCAGATTCATAAAGAAATCAAGGTGGTGAAACCGGGGGATATACGGTGCCACCCCTTGAATCCTCGAAGAAACACCAAGTCGGCGAAAATGGTGGCGAAGAGTATCGAAGAATACGGTTACATCAATCCTATAGTGGTGGATGAAGAAGGGGTTATCCTTGCCGGGAACACTCGGTTCAAGGCGTTGGAGTTACTCGGGGTAGAGGAATTTGATGTGCTGGTTGTTAGCGGGTTGACAGATCAGGAGAAAATAGGGTTCCTGATTGCTGACAACAAGGTTAACGAATATTCACAGTGGAATTACGCCGGACTTCAACGGTTGGTGGAGAAACTTGAAAACAAAGGTTCCATGAAGGAGATCGGTATAACCACCATGCAGGATAACAAGGATGAACTTGATAAACTAATCGAGGGTATTGATTGATATGGAATTCATAAGACCGAAAAAAAGACTTGTGATGGGGCTTGGTGGCGGGTTGGTAAGTAGTTGCCGATCTGATAAGGTTCTTGAAAAATTACTTCTCGCTCATGACAATGATTACCTGATATCCACGGTGGATATGACCACGGGTTACATCAAATTCATTCAAGGTGTTGTTGGCGGGGATCGTTTGTGGTTAGATTCGGGTGGTTTCACCCTGTTTAAGAAACAGAAGAAACTGGGCGTTGATAACCCGCTCTTTGCCATTGAATGTGAGAAGATGAAGAAAAAGTTCATGAGATTTCTTCAACTAGGGCATTTCAAGATGTGCTTCGAGTTGGATAATGAGTACTTTCGAAAGGACGAAGACCTTCTGTCACCGAAAAACTATTTAAGGGAGGAAATCAAGGAAATCACCGGTTATTATCCGGCACCTGTTTTCAAAATGCATCAAGGCTTCCAATACTGGAAAGATTTATGCGACTCCCCGCTCTATCCCGTTCTATCAATCGGAGGTCTGGCTCAGGGAAGGCAATGGCATGTGTACCGTCCGGAATTGGATAAGATGATGAAATACGCGAGGGATTGTGGCAAGTATGTTCATCTTCTGGGGTGCTCAAACGTGGAAACAACACGGTTCATCATGCCCGATTCGGTTGATTTTTCTATATTCAGGTATGCTATTAACATAGAGAAGGCACGGAATAATTTCATGAAAAAGATAAGTGAAGGCGAGATTATTCCCGGAGAGGATGTGTATGAAAGTGCCGGGAAAGATCTTTCAGGTCGGATACCGTATAAATATCTGAGCCGGGATATCGTCCTGTACGCTTTTGCCGATGCCAGGGCCAAGGAGTTCCTTTATGAAAAACAGAATGATGAAATGATTGATTAGAATGGAAAAAGAATTTATCAGACCCAGGAAAAGGTTCGTGATGGGTCTCGCTGGAGCGATGATATATCATTGCAAGGGGAATTCATTGGAAAAGATGCTTCTCCTTCAAGATAATGATTACTTGGTTTCAACCATCGATATGACCGCTAAAAACATTGAATGGTTAAGGGATACGGTGGGGAGTGATAGGTTGTGGTTGGATTCAGGCGGGTTCTCTTTGTTTAGAAAGGAATCCAAGCTGGGAAAGGACAGTCCGGAGTTTAAGAAGGAATGTGAATCGATGAGAAAGAAATTCCTCCGATTACTTCAAGTCGGTGGATTCAAGATGTGTTTTGAACTGGATAATGAATATTTCCGGAAAGATGACGATTTGCTATCGCCCAAAAATTACTTGCGGGATGAGGTGAAAGTGATCACGGGGTACTATCCGGTTCCCGTTTTCAAGATGCATCAGGGATTTCAATATTGGAAGGATCTTTGCGATTCGCCGCTCTACCCTATTTTATCGATAGGGGGGGTTGGCTCAAGGTCGTCAATGGCATTTATACCGAGAAGAATTATCCCGGATGATGAAGTACGCCCGGGATAACGGGAAATACGTTCACCTCCTTGGTTGTTCCAACGTTGAAACGACGAGATACGTGATGCCGGATTCGGTAGATTATTCCATTTATCGATTCGCTATCAATATCGCAAGGGCGAGGGAAAATTATGTGAGAAAGGTCAGGGAGGGAATTATAACCCCGCCACCTGAAGTGTATGAAAGCGCGGGAGAGGATTTATCAGGGAGAATACCCCTTAAATATCTGGGTCAAGACATGGTGGTTTTCGCTTTCGCTGATGCGAGAGCACGCCGGTTTTTGTATGAGAAACAGAACGAGGATGTTATTGAATAATTTTAATTTAAACAGAAAAGAATATGTTAAACGGAAAAGAATTGATTAAAGGGAGTGTCGTTGTGGGGCACGAGGAAGGAAATGTAACACAACATGGTGTTGATATTCGGTTGTTAAACGTGCATAGATTGGAAGGAACGGGATTCGTTCCCGCTGGGAAAGAGAAAACATTGCTCCCTAAATATTCGGAAGTCCCTTTGATTGAGGATATTAACGGTAAGATGGTTTGGTCATTGATGCCGGGTTATTACATGGTTGATTTCGTGGAAGGGTGCGCGATCCCGAATAACAAGATGGGGAGAATTGTTCAGAGAAGTTCTGTCGCCCGTTGCGGTGCGTGGATTTACTCGTCAATTTTTGATGCCGGTTTCCACACAAACAATATGGGAACCTTCATGCAGGTGTTTCATCCAACGGTGATTGAATTTAAGGCCCGTGTTGCTCAATTCTATTGTTATGATTGCACGGAGGTGGGTGAAGAAGACCTGTATAACGGTCAGTTCCAGAATGATAACCAAAGAAACAGGGGGTAGTATGATTGTATCGATATCAGGTGCCCAGTGCACGGGGAAAACAACATTACTTAACGCGTTGAAGGAACAGGTGCGGTTTAAAAACCGCACCGCTTTCATGGGTTCACCTTCCAGAAAGGGTAATGATAAAGGTATCCGTATTAACAAGGAAGCGGGGTTGGTTGACCAACTCTGGATTGTCACATCCTACACGAAGGAGCTTATCGAAACAACCCGGGGTGATTTTGATAATGTGATTTCAGATCGGTGTATTCTCGATATGTTATGCTACACTGATTATCATTATCAGCACGCTGAAGGTATCGAGAAAAGGTGGTGGGAGGAGATGCGGGATACCGTGACACAATTATTATTCCACGTGGAACCTCTATATAATTACCACGTTATCCTTCGACCTGAATTTGAGATAATACCGGATGGTGTACGCTCGAACGATCCTGTGTTTCAGAAGGAAATAGCGGATCTGTTTGAGAAGAATGTGAACATGTTGAAAGATTTCGTGCCGGAGAAAATTGTTTACGTTACGGGATCAGTGGAAGACAGGGTTCAACAGATATTATCCTTGTAAAAGGTTGATTAATTGATAAACAAAGTGTATCTTTATGATGTTAAAAATTAGCATTATAACAAATAAAAATGAAAAAAGCAGTTTTAAGTTTATCAGGAGGATTGGATAGTACATGTTTATTAATGTACTTATTATCCAATGATTATGAGGTACGAGCGTATTCGTTCTCATACGGGCAGAAACATTCAATTGAATTGAAGAAAGTTCAAAACAATATATCCTTTCTAAAACAAATGGGGTTACCTGTTACCCATCAAATCATCGATCTGACGGATTGTTTCAGCGATAGCAATTCATCATTGAAAGTTGGGAATGAGGTGATACCTGAAGGTCATTATGAATCGGAGAACATGAAGTCAACCGTGGTTGAAAATCGGAATGTGATATTCGCTTCGATCATTTACGGGAAGGCTTTGGCATGGGCTAATAAAGATCAGAATAGGGTGGAAATTCACCTGGGTATCCATAACGGGGATCACACAATTTACCCGGATTGCACGGAGGAATCCCGGATCGCTTGCGAACACGCGTTCAAGGTTTCAAACTGGGGCGGAGAGCTGGTTTCATACGTGGCGCCGTTCAACCACCTTGATAAGGGCGGTGTTTTGCAGGAGGGTCTTTACGCGATGACCGTTATGAATTTTTCCCAGGATACAATTCAAGCCGTATTGAAAAACACTCATACTTGCTATAACCCGGACTCAGAAGGCCGGTCCTGCGGTCGGTGTGGGAGTTGTAACGAAAGACTTGAAGCGTTCGCGATGAATAACATGAAGGATCCAATTGAATACCAAAAATAATGATTAAGATAGCACACGAAGCACCTCTTTCTATAATGAGAAAAGTGCAGCACATGACTGATTATGATTACGCGTTGGTTCATTTATTTGAACACCCCACTGTGGGATCGGATTACCTGAAGTTTTTCAATGAAGCGATGGAAAAGAAAAGGGAGGTGATATTGGATAACTCCGTTTTCGAGTTAGGAACCGCGTTTGATGCGAACAGGTTTAGATCGTGGGTTAAGGCGTTGAAACCAACTTATTACATCATACCGGATGTATTGAGAAACGCCGCTGAAACCATGAATAAGGTAAAAGACTGGAGTGCGATCCCCGGAACGAAATCAATCGGTGTCGTGCAAGGGGTTACACTGGATGAATTGATTGAATGCTATAAGTGTATAGCGAAACACTGTGACATGGTGGCGTTCCCGTTTAATTTACCTATCTATTTAAGTCTTTCCACGCAGACACGTGATCCGCAGGCTTACTGCGAGGGGAGGAAATTGTTTATCGATTTGTTGATGGAGAGAGGCGTGTTGGATGTGAATAAACCGCACCATCTACTTGGAACGGTGTTGCCACAGGAAGTTTCCCAGTACCGAGATGAAAAATATTCGTTCATTAACAGTATCGATACATCGAATCCGGTAATTCATGGGTTGCATAATATTAGGTACACGGATGAAGGTTTGGAGGAAAAAATTCCAACGATGCTCCACTCTATGATTGAAACAGAGGTTACAAGTAATCAATGGTCTGACATAAAATTTAATATTAAAAAGTACCGATTTTTTGCTGGATTTGTTGGAGAATAGATAAACAATGTGTATCTTTATGGTGTTGAAAGACAGAAACAAAGTAACAATTAAAAACAATAAGATTATGAAGAACTTTAATGAAATGACCCGCGACGAATTACGTAAAGAAGCATCTGCACGTGGAATTAAAAATTACATCACCATGTCCAACTTGAAATTGATTGAAGCGTTGGAGGCCGATGAAGCTCGGAAACAATCAGTGGCTGAACAGCTCGGACAGGATGCTAAAAGCAAATGTGATCAGGCGATTGAATTCTACGATCAACTAGCGTCTTACGGTGCTAGCGAGTTATACGCGAAAGTTGACGCGATCGTTGATGACCGTGAAATGCAGAGCTTGGAAGAAAGTGAGTTGGATGAGATTTTAGCTTTACGCTCTGCGTTCAATCCGGCTGATTTCAAGGAACACACGGTTGAAACCGATAAAGATCAGGAAAACGCATCCGTTAAAAAAGCGAAAGCGCCGAAAGCGAAAAAAGAGGCTGCCGGGAAATTAGGCGTTTCCCCGAGCAATCCGATTCTCCCACAAATCAAGAATATGTTGGCGGAAGGTAAATCACAAGCGAAGATCGCGGAGGAGCTGGGTAAGAGCAAGGTATACATTTATAAATGTATCAAAGCGATCAGAGCTGCCGAGGCACCAGTTGAATAAGATTTTCACTCATCATTTTTAAGGTTTATTATATGGATTGGGTTCCTTGCAATAAAGGAACCCTTTCTATCAACAAACAAAGTATTTATGAAAGATTTACTATCATACCTAGACCTTAATGGATTCACATATGACGTATCCGATTCCGGGATTATCACCATCGACGGGGATAGCTATGAATTATCCGAGCCCAACCGGGATGGGTATTTATTTGACCGCGGCTTCAACTACATAGGAACGCCTATAACGGCGAATAATTACATCTATAAATTCGGATCCCTGTATTACACGCTGAAGCGAGGTGATGAATCGAAGGTTAAACTTAAACTTCTGAAATACGTGGGGAGGGTGGATAGCGCGATGCCAACGTATTCATTCCTGGGTATTCACGGCCCCTATGAATTACTGAATGGATCCGGTGATTACGGGGATTGGTGTCGGAAAGCGAGGTTCTTCGGTGTCGAGGTTCTGGGTATATGCGAGAAGAACACTCTGGCAGGGGTTTTGAAACTCAGAATGGAATGCGATAAAAACGGTCTTGACATGGTTGTCGGGGAAACAGTAACCGTTTTCAATCAGAAAAAAGACCTTCTGTACGACCTGAAACTTTACGTTTCAAACGAGGAGGGTTGGGAGAACCTTCTTTCTATCAATAAAATAATTAACGTTGAAAACGGCGGGCGGGTTGACGAAGGGCAATTATTTCCATTACTTGGCGGGCTGGTTGTTGTGCTTGATCCCAAAAGCCTTAATTTCAAGGATATTCCGAGCGAGCTTCTCGAAGGAACTTATTATCAATTGGATTCGGTTGTCTTTGATGATGATAACAGGGATAAATCCTACCTGTTGAATTTACAGGATTATTTCTCGAGCCCCCTGTTGCCAACCACGATATGTGACGCCTATTACTTGGATCAGGAATATTTCTTCTTGAAGAAAACACTGAATTACATTTCGGGGGTTAGCAATGACATTTCGCGAAATCAGTATTTCAAGTGTAGCGAGGAATATATCATGGAGATCCGGGAATTGTTCAAAGAGGAAGATCAGGATACCATGATTGATGTCATCGAGTTCGCGATTGACAACACGAATCAGATCGCTGACAAATGCAAGGATTTTAAAATAGATCTTTCACATCGACACCTACCTAAATACAAAATGACGGAAGAGCAGGTGAAGAAGTATGGAACGAAGGAGGATCTATTCCTAGATTTGATTTTGGAAGGATTGGCGGGCCTTCACTTGGAAGAGGATGAATTCAACAAATACTCTGAGCGTCTTTCCACGGAGATCGATGTAATTAAGTATGGTGATGTTGTTGACTATTTCTTGATTCTGTGGGATATCACGCAATGGTGCAAGCAACAGGGTATTTTGGTTGGGTTCGGTCGTGGATCCGGGTGCGGATCATTGGTCGCTTACCTTCTGGGGTTAACGCACATCAATCCGTTTGATTATGATTTGCTGTTCGAGCGTTTCCTTAATAAGGGTCGTGTTCAGGTATCATTACCTGACTTGGATACCGATTTCGAGATGGCACGCCGCCCGGAGGTGAAAAAATACATGGAATCACGCTACGGTGCGGATCAGGTTTGCTCGGTTGGAACTTACACGACATTGCAAGTGAAAGCGGCGATGAGGGATCTTTGCCGGCTTGAGGGTGTTTCAGTGCCAGAAGTAACCGCATTTACATCGAAACTGGGAGATATTGATGGCATGAGTGATCTTTTTAAGGTGGCGTGCCAGAAAAAAGATGTAGCGTATTTTATCAACAAATACCCCGAAGTTACCCAGACTGTTCAACTTCTTCACGGTCAGCCGAAATCGAAATCGATTCATGCTTGTGCCATGATGATTTACCCGGATGAGAAAGATATGTTCCATTGGAATCCTATCCGGAAACAGGATGATATGATGATCAGTGAATGGGAAGGTGGTGAGTTGGATGCCGCCGGGTTCCTGAAAGAGGATATCCTGGGAATCCTTCAGCTGAGTAAATTCAGCGATATACTGAAATCGATAGAGGAGCATTCCGGTGAGAAGATAGATATTTACGCGTTACCACTTGATGATGCGAAAGTGTTCTCCTATTTTCAAAAAGGATGGAACGGAGATGTGTTTCACTTCGGCGCGAAGGGTTTGACTGGGTATTGTAAATTATTGAAACCCGATGATATCACCGAGTTAGTTAACTGCATAGGTCTGTACAGACCGGGGGTTATGGAAGGTAATTTTCATAATGAGTATATATTGAGGAAGCAAGGTGAGAGGGAAGTTAGTTGCAGGGAAGGTGCGGCCGAGATATTACAAAACACCCGTTATATCATGATCTGGCAGGAACAGACCATGAAGATGTTTCAGGTTCTGGGAGGCTTCAACCTAGTTGATGCTGATAGTGCGAGACGGGCTATCGGTAAGAAGAACGTTGAGAAGTTACTTCCGTACAAGGAAAAATTCCTCACCAATTACATGACGAATTTCGGCGTGGATAGAAAGTACGCGGAAGAGACTTGGAAGGAAATCGAGAACATGGCGGATTACCAATTTAATAAGTCACACGCGGTGGCGTACGCTAACACGGGGTATGCCTGTCAGTATTTGAAAGTTCATTACCCACTTGAGTTTTGGTCGGTTGCGTTCTCCTATGCTGATGACGATGATTACCCTGTGTACCTACATGAGATAAATGAAATCGGAAGTATCAATATTCTCCCTCCAGATATCAATGAATCCACGGATAGGATTCGAACCGATTTCAAGAATCGGAGCCTTTATTGGTCGATTTCATCCGTGAAACAAGTGGGTGATAAGGCGCAAGAGGAGTTGATGATGGAGCGGGAAAAGAACGGGCCGTATTTTAGTTTCAACGAATTTCTGGATCGACATTCATTCAAGGGTAGCAAGGTTAACAAGAGCGTTATCGAGAATCTTATCATGTGCGGGGCGTTTGATAAGCTGGAAAACATTTCCGTTGTTACCGATCGGTATCGGTTAATCCGTCAATACAGGGATGCCAATAAAGTGAAGGTGGATAAGGAGAAAGATTTGTTTGAAATGAATCCTGATAAGGTGAAATTAGAGTGGTGGTACAACCTCCGTCAGAAGAAACTTTGCGGTTTATCATTCTTTGATTACGCGAAACTATACGCCACCTATTTCAAGGAGGTTGTGAATGACGGATATTACAAATTCAAGGACTTTTCTGAGATATCCGACGATCCGTTAACGGTGAAAAGTGAAAATGTTTCCGTTGGTGGCTATGTTTACGAACTTGTTATCCGAAGCGGGAAGAAGGGTGATTACGCTATCATAACGTTGGAACAAAATTACCAATTTAAAACCGTGGTGTTTTGGTCGGAAGAATATGAGTCGTACGAGCACCTATTGAAGGAATGCAAGGGATCGATTTTATTCATGAACGGGAAGACGAACTGGGATGAGAGGAATCAGCAGATGGTGATTTACGCATCCGCTGAAACGGAGGTTTTAATCTTAACGTAGAGCTGTTTTTGCTTGTTTTTAAGATAAACTTATTGTATCTTTATAGTTATAAACATTAGGAATATAAGAAGCGCATGAATACAGTTGTTCACATAGGAGATAAACCTGTGATGCTTATTTCGGCTGATGCTGAAGAGGCGGTTGATATCGATTCACTTTGTAGGATCGATCATTCAAACCTTTACGGGGAGATAGTCACGGTTTCAGCGTTGCTGAATAAAATCGGTATATGGAAAGCGGAAGCCGAAGCCCTGTA